TGATAAAAAATGACGATCTGACGGGAGATAATCTGGTAAAGGATTTATTACTTCCAGCATTTAAGAACTACGCAGCATTCACAATTGATGAGGCTGCGTTTTATATTTGGCATGCAAGCAGTACTAGGGATGATTTTAAATACGCTATGACATCAGCAGGTCTTATAGAGAACCAATACATCATATGGGTAAAGAATGGGGCGGTTCTCGGCCATGCAGACTACCAGTGGGCACATGAGCCGTGCTTCTATGCAAGTAAAGCAGGTTACTCGCCCAGGTTTTATGGCGACAGAACGCAGAAAACAGTCTGGAGAGCAACGCTGAGGCGAAAGGGAGCACTAGACACGGTCCTCGGAAATGGACTTGTAATAACAGATGGCGCCGGAGGGAAAATATTTCTCGCGGATAAGCCGCCAAAAGGCAAGAAGATAAGATACATCAGACTGCCTGACGACAGGTCTGTTTTTATTTACAGCGAGGATAAGCAAAGTACAGTCTGGGAAGTATCCAGAGAGACCAAGACGGAACACCCGACACAAAAACCCGTAGAATTGGTAACCCGTGCTCTTGAGAACAGCACACAACCGGGAGAACTGGTGATAGACTTTTTCGGCGGAAGCGGCAGCACCATGGCAGGAGCAGAACTAACAGGGCGCAAAGCTTACCTTGTCGAGCTTGACCCGATATATGTGGATGTTATTGTCAACCGATATGTGAAAATGACCGGAAACATAACGGTTATGTGTGAGAGAGACGGTCATCGGATACCCTATGCAAGACTGAAAGAAGAGAACGACAGAGCCAATGAGGAAGCTCTTGCAGCAGTCATGAAGAATGAGGGAGGCGGACATGATGGCAGCTAAAAAAAACACCGCCAAAGATGTTGAAATTCAACCATGGGATAGACAGCCGGGAGAATCCTCAAAAGCCTTTGAAGCCTTCTGTTTGTATAGGGATATGGGCACGGAAAGAAGTATCCGTAAGGTTGCTCAAAACTTATCAAAAAGTACCACGCTTATAAGAGGATGGAGCAGCAAATACAACTGGGTAGAGCGTGCGACTTTATACGATGCTGAACTGGACCGACAAGCCAGAGAAAAGAGACAAAAAGAGATACTCGAAATGAGAGATAGACACGCCAAGCTGGCAACTCAGCTGTTAACAAAAGCTGCAAAAGGTCTTTTGAAACTGTCTGATGAAGATATAAGCGCAAATGATGTAGCCAGACTGGTCGATGTCGGAGCAAAGTTGGAGCGGCTGTCCAGAGGTGAATCCACAGAGAACGTAAATCAAAAGACGGAGGGAACCGTTGAGGCAAAGCTCAAAGGGGAGGTAACGATACATCCTACAGAAATAGACCTCAGCAAGCTCTCGGACGAGGAGCTGATGCAATTTGAAGGATTACTTGAAAAGCTATATTCAAAGTCCGACGTTTAGCCCAGAGGTACTACGCGAAGCAATACGGACCGAGAGAGCAGAGCGCCATCTGTCCGAGTTTATAAAGCAAGCCTGGGATGTCATAGAACCGGGAACAACATATGTTCACAACTGGCACACAGATCTGATAAGTGAATATCTACAAGCGGTACGGGACGGAGAAATACGGAGGCTAATTATTAACATTCCACCCAGACACATGAAGTCCATACAGGTAACCGTTTGTTTTCCAGTATGGACATGGATCAGGAATCCTGAAAAACGCTTTATTAAAGTTTCATATTCCGATACCCTGTCGAGGAAACACAACATACTGGCCAGAGACATTATAAGGTCGCCATGGTATCAAAAAAGATGGGGTAACAGATTTAGTTTAAAGGATGATATGAACCAGCAAGCATACTTTAAGAACAACTTTCAAGGCTTCATGTTCAGTACATCCACCGGAGGAAGCCTGACAGGTGAAGGTGGAGATATTATCATCCTGGATGACCCCCAAAACCCGCAAATGGCAAATTCAGAAGCGGAAAGAGAAGCAACGATAAGTTTCTTTCAGAACACCCTGCAAACGCGTCTTAATGACCCGGAAAAGGGTGTTTTTATTATAATTATGCAGCGGTTACATGATAAGGACCTAACAGGACACATTCTCGAAGAGAAACTCGGCTATGAGCACTTATGCCTTCCGGCTATAGCTGAAGAAAAGACGATTATATACTTTCCAAAGAGCCATAAGCAAGTTATCCGTAACGAAGGAGATCTGCTGAATGCGGAGAGGTTCTCGAAAGAGACCCTCGAAAACCTCAAAAAAAGCATGGGGTCTGAACAATTCAGCGGACAATTCCAGCAGAGACCAGCACCTGCAGAAGGTCTTATATTTAAACGCGCATGGATGAATAACTTTTACAAGCAGCTTCCGAGAATGAGCATGCAGATACAATCCTGGGATATGCCGTTCAAGGACACAAACGGAAGTGCTAAATGTGCTGGCATAGTGATGGGGAGAGCCGGAGCAGACATATATATCATCGACATGATCAATGACAAAATGGAGTTTACTGCAAGCGTGGCAGCTGTGCGTATGATGAAAGGCAAGCATCCGAAAGCCAGAGCAATAGTAGTTGAGGATAAAGCAAATGGACCAGCAGTTGTGAGTTTTCTACGTAAAGAAGTCCCAGGCATGGTCGAGTTTACACCGAAGGGTAGCAAGGAAGAGAGAGCAATATCCGTAACACCTTATTTTGAGGCAGGCAATATATACTTCCCGGACCCAAGCATAGCACCATGGGTAAAAGACCTTATCGAGGACCTTTTGAGGTTCCCGAAAGCACGATACAAAGATACGGTGGATGCATTGGTTCAGGGAATTTTATATCTTTACGATAAACCTATAACATCAGGTCCACCAACTGATACAACGCTGACAAAGGAAAGTTACTGGAAAAAGTAGAGAAGGGAGAAACAAGTATGGATACAGAAAATGCAAGGGCAGCACTTAAAAAGAGGTTTGAAGCTGAGGCTTCTGCACATGTACAAACAGCTAAGTACTTAATCGTTGCTGTGCAGTTACCCACAGGGGCGATTGAGATTATAACCAACACCAAACAGATACCAAGCAAAGCAGAGTATTATAAATCCGCTTACGATGAGGAATTCAGGCTTAAGACAAACCCTTCTGTGCAAGTTATTAACTACATGATAGTATAATCGAACTGGGCATATTGCCTGGTTCATATTTATACCAGCTCCAGGCAGGACCAGTACTAACCGTAGCATGGTGCCGGTTCGATTCCGGCGGCTGGGGACTTTTCCTCCTTTGACCCGGCGGTACCCGCACCGCCGGGGAAATTATAATAAGGCAGGTGATACAATGCCGACAAGTACAAACATCAACAACCAAAACGCAATGAAAGAACTGGGCCGCATTGGCCAGAGAAGGTACGGCGGCTTTTTTTATGAAGAATTCCTCCGCGAGCTTCAGGGAAGGAAAGGCATAGAGGTTTATAAAGAAATGAGCGAGAACGACGAAACCGTCGGCGCCTGCCTATATGCGATAGAGATACTTCTCAAGCAGGCGGCGTGGGATGTTGAGCCAGCCAGCACAAGCAATGTAGATATGAAAGCGGCGGATTTCTTAAAAAGCTGTCTGGACGACATGCAAGACTCATGGATTGATACTATTAGTGAAATGTTGTCCTTTCTACCATTTGGGTGGACCTATCACGAGATAGTATACAAGCGCAGAAATGGAAACAGCGGAGACCCAAGAATGCGTAGCAAATACGATGACGGCCTGATAGGATGGAGAAAGCTGCCTATTAGAGCACAGGAAACACTTTGGGAGTGGGTATACGACGATGAAGATAATCTTCTTGGCATGACGCAGGTAGCGCCACCGAACTTTTACATGGCGACGATACCGATAGAAAAAGCAATACACATTAAGACCAAGAGCAGAAAAAACAACCCAGAAGGCCGTTCTATTTTGAGAAATGCATATAGAGCATGGTATTTTAAACGCAGGATACAGGAGATAGAGGGTATAGGCATTGAGAGAGATCTGGCAGGCTATCCTGTTTTGACAACCCCTGAGAACATGGACATATGGAACGAAGACGATCCGGAAATGACGAAGATAAGACTCCATGCAGAAAGACTTGTCCAGAATATCAGGAGAGATGCTCTGGAAGGTCTTGTACTTCCTAACGGTTGGCAGTTTCAACTTCTATCGACCGGAGGGCGCAGAAGCTTTGACACAAACGCAATTATTGAGCGTTATGACACCAGGATAGCAATGACCATGCTGGCAGACTTTATTCTTATAGGGCACCAGAAGGTAGGGAGCTTTGCTTTGAGCAGCGACAAAACAGAGATGTTCAGCATGGCAATAGGAGCTTACCTGGACATTATAGCGGAAGCGTTCAACAACCAAGCAATTCCGAGACTGTTTGACTTGAATGCAGATGCATTCAAAGGCATGACGGATTACCCGAAGCTTGTCCATGGGGATGTTGAGACACCAGATTTAAGTCAGTTGTCCAGCTTTATCAAGGAAATGACCGGCGTAGGTATTATTATCCCTGATGAGAATCTGGAGAATTACATCAGGAGAGTTGGCAATCTACCAGAGAAAATGGAGGATGACGGTGCTATGGACAGGCGGCAGAAGCAGCAGGATAACAACATGAACAAACCGAGGACCAATAACAAAGATTCAGAAGAAGAGGAAGACGACCTAGAGCCTGACAATCCTGAAGAAGCAGAGATGGCAAAACGGATCCTCGGTAGGGTTCGAGCGAGAGGGTGAGACCATGCTCATAGCCAAAAATAAAGAGGCAGCTGCGGCGCTTGAAAGATTACGCTCTTTCCTATCGCCAAAAGAAGCACAGCTTGCGGAAGTACTTGTAAGTATGTGGGAAAACCAGCAAAGGGCAATCACATACGCGGAGCTGCGAGATGCCATTCTTTCAGGACAGGTACCACTGGAATATTTGATGGAATGGCAGCAGGACTATGCAAGGTTTGTGGTCAGAGTCCTGGCGCCGATGTATAGAGAGGCAATAGAAAGGGCAGCTGAAGTTGAGGCAAGAAAATATGCATTCAAGATAGACTTTGCCAGGAATGGCATAAGAGATTGGATAGAGCAGAGAGGCGCTGAACTGGTCGCAGGAATCACAACAGAACAGCAAAAAGCGCTGCAGGTTATGATAGAACGCTCTGCCATTCTTGGAGACCTTACGGTAGATGAATTGAGTAGAGTTATAAGACCAACTATCGGACTTACAAGCCGGGAAGCAACGGCTGTATCAAATTATTTTAACAACCTCCGGGAAGCAGGGCGTGGGTATAAAGAAGCCAAAAAGCTGGCGGCCAATTATGCGGCAAGGCTCCACCGACACAGAGCAATGCGGATAGCGAGAACGGAACTCGCGTTTGCATACAACAATGGCACGCACCAAGGAATTATTCAGGCGCAGGAAAGAGGTCTTATAGGACTTGTAAACAAAGTATGGTGTACGGCAGACGATGAAAGGACCTGTGAACGCTGCGCACCATTGGATAATGTGAAGGTTCCGATGGATGCACACTTTGAGGATATTAACGGGAAGCGGGTATTGCTACCACCACTACACCCGCATTGTAGGTGTACAGTACTGTACGAGGAGGCATGAGGAGGGATTCAATGGCGTCGCTTTTTATGGAGACACTGATTAAATATAACCCTTACCACGATAGACTGGGGCGGTTTGCAACGGCAAATGCAGCTACCAGTTTTTCTATTCCTAAAGACCAAAAACTTAGGGATAAGCTTATAGATAGGGAAAGGCAAAAAACAACAACCTCCCAAAAAGTAACAATAGCAAGACCAAGTCTGGTAGATCGAAAAGAAAACATGAAAAGAGCACTGGAACTTGATAAAGAACTTTGGGACGATAACCACGACTATGTAAAATCAGCTCCAAAAGAACAACAACGCGCTTTACACCAATACATGAGAAATGGATGCACAGAGATGAATGCTTATTGCAGAACCGGAGAGGGGCAACCAGAAATCAGGCAGCGCGTGGCAGAACTCGATAAGATGGCCAACAATCATAAGAGCACTAAAGATATGATACTCTACCGGGGAGTAAAAGATGTTTTGCCAGCTTCTATAGATGAGGCGAAAGCTTATATTGGCCGAACCATTCAAGATAAAGCCTTTTTATCAACGACAATAAAAGCAGAAACCGCAAACTCGTTTGCAGGAGATCGCGGGGTTATTCTTGAAATTGCAGCACCCAAGGGCACAAAGGGATTTTATGCAGAAACGTACTGGGATTCTAAAAAAGCAATGGCGGCAAGACGACGGGGGGAGATTGGGGAAACAGAATGGCTCATGCCGAGGAACACCAAGATAGAGATAACCGGAATAAGAACAGAAACGATGCAGCGAGGTCAAACAAGTGTAGAGCGCATTATTTATGAAGCAATTGTGAAAGCGGAGTGAGAGCATGAAAAATACATTGATGTTTAATGACAAATGGGAAGAGTATATGAATTCTCGCCCGGAGGATGAAGATATACCAGAACCCAAAGATAAAAAAACGGTAACAAAGTGCCGGTTCGAAATAAAGAAATTCAACAATGATCAAATGCTTGCTTTTGGTTGGGCGAATGTAGCAGTCAGAGCAAGCGGGGAGCAGATAGAGGACTGGCAAGAAGATATTGTGGACCCAGAGGAACTGGAGAAGGCAGCCTATCAATTCGTAGAGCTGTACAGAGAAGGCGGAGAGATGCATGAGCGTGGAGGCGCAGCTGTCCTGATTGAAAGCTGTGTGTTTACGAAAGAGAAAATGGCGGCCATGAAAATACCAGAGGGAACACTACCTGAAGGCTGGTGGATTGGCTTTAAGGTTTTGGACCCGGATGTCTGGGAAAAGGTCAAGGATGGCACATACTCGATGTTTTCAATAGAGGGTGAGGCTGTCAGGGAAAAGGTAGAGAAGCGCAATATTTTTGAGTCGGTGTTCACATCATTTTGTGGTCCGAAGCCTGGCACCAGCGCCGGTGCATTGCTTTTCTCTGAAATATTACAGGGATATAGCTATTCCCAACAGCCATTAGAGAAAAACAAGGACGATACAGAAGACATGACAGTACAGAAGAAGACGGCCGTGTTTGATTTTGACGGGGTTATTCATAGTTATACAAGCGGGTGGCAGGGAGCGGACGTAATACCGGACCCACCAGTAGACGGTATAGCTGAAGTAATACAACAACTGCGGGATGAAGGATACCGGGTGGTTGTAGTGTCTGCCAGAGCATCGGAAGATGGAGGGAAGGAAGCAATCCTTAATTGGCTCGACGAGAACGGCATAGAAGTAGACGAAGTTACATCAGAAAAGCCTCCAGCAGTCGCATATGTGGATGATTTGGCAATAGAATTTGATGGTGATGTTGAGGATTTGATAGACAGAATAAAAGGCAAGAAGAGCTGGACGGAACAGATAGGTAAGTCTCTCTTTTACGATATCCTACGCAAATACAACCCGTATCATGATAGACTCGGTAGGTTTAGTACGGCGAATGGAGCTGCAAGTTTCTCAATCCCGAAGGACCCGAAACTACGCGACAAAATTATTGGACGAGAACGAGAAAAGGCAAGGATTGATACTTTGAATAAAATTGAATCCCAGATCAAGCAGCAATCTTATGAAAGCTTATACATAGTTGATAAAAACGGCGAAATAATTACTCAAAAAGATGGCACCAAAAACGAGGTAAGCTTTACAACAAAAGAGGCTCTCAAGTGGAAAGGCAGCACCCTAACTCATAATCACCCAGGAGGAACGGTATTCTCTGAGGCTGATATAATGACATGCATAAATTATGAACTTCAGGAAATACGAGCAGTTGGTTCAACAGGAATTACTTATACTTTTAAGAGAACAAATCATGCAAAAGATAAAAATAGTCGAGAAGTAGCACAATTTTTTATAGACATGGAAACTGAATCAAAAAGTGCATGGGTTAAAGCACGCGAAAAGGTTGATAAATATTATAAAATGGATTATTATAATAACAAAGTAGATCTTGAATTTATGAACAGAGCCATGAGCGAATATTATTCTGACATTATGCGCGAATGGTTCAAAAAGAATGCCCCAAAGATTGGGTGCGAATACAAGGACGAGGGAATGAGCAGGCTTAATCTCATAAAGTAATTTGAAAGGTGAGTGAGCTGGATGAAGGATGAAATAATTTATTTGGACAGAGATATGAATCAGATGGCCGAGAAGGAATTTGAAGCGGCTAAAAAAGATTGGGAGAAAGGCAAACAGGAATACGAGAAACAGAAAAGAGATAATGACAAAAAGCAATTTTAAAGCATCATAGAACTTGAAGAACTCGAGAAAAAATAGGGTGGCGGAATAGGTAAACGCTGGAGTTTGTACACCAGAGTAGTCCCTCGCATGAAAAAAGGAACTGAACTACTCATGTAAGGTGCAAATCCTTACCCCGATAATTTAAAAAAAGCACTGCTAGAACGGGCAGTGTTTTTTATTTTGCTTGAAAGGAGGTGAGACGGTGGCAACCAAGCTGAGAAACCTTAAAGTAACTAAGGTTGATTTTGTGGACCAGGGAGCTAATCCTGACGCACATATCCTGCTATTTAAAAGAAAAGAGCCGATGGAAAAGGGTGAACTTGAAACGGCCACGAAAGGGGCGGGAGAAAAAGGTATGAATTTGTTTGAGAAAATCGGAAAGGCAATTGCTGATGCTATTGGAATCAAATCGCCGGAGGATATTGGGAAAGCGGCTTCCACGTTTGAAGACGAAAAGCGTAAGGCACGTGTAAGGCGTTTGTTTGATCAAAACTGGTGGGATTACATATCTGCACTCAGAGAATCACTGGAGAAAATCCTCACCGATGAAAACCTGAGCGATTCTGAGAAGGAGCAAATGATAGCCGAAAGTTTGGAAGAGTTTTCTAAAACTGTCCAGGGTACTCTTACAAATCCGGCTATGCAGACAGCGCTTGAATCGGCAATAGAAAAGGTTGGACGCAAGATATCATCGGAGCGTCTGGAGCGCATGAAAAACATGCGTGACATTTTAGACAACCTCATTCAAGAAGCAGAGACTAACATGAATACCGATGATGACATGGATAATGACGACGAGGGAGACCTGACAAAAGGCTGTGTAAAACAGCCTAAAACCAAAACCGAGAAAGGAGAAGATGTGGAAATGAAAATTGACAAGAGTAAAATGACGCCTGCTGAAAGAGCTTTCTACGAGGAAATTGAAAAGAGGTATGGCGTAACTGAAGGAGGAAATAATGGAGGCCAGACTTCAACAGGAACCGATCCTGTCGGCAAGAGTAATATCCAAGGGAATGATGGAGCGGCACCTGCAGCAGGATCTGGAACAAATTCACCTACTGACGGCGGTACCGGAACCGGCGGAGATGTATATAAGGGACTACACCCGGATGTAGCAGCAGAGCTTCAGGAACTCCGCAAATTCAGGGAGAATGCCGAGCTTGAAAAGATGCAGGGGATAGCCAAGAAGTATGAAATCCTTGGCAAAAAGCCGGATGAGCTTGCAAAGAAGCTCATAGACCTGAAAAAAGCCGGGGGCACTGCTTATGACGACTATATCAGCGTGCTTGACGAGCAGGTGCAACTGTTAGAAAAATCCGGCATGTTTTCAGAGATAGGCAAGCGCGGCAACGGGGAAAATGATGCCTGGGCAACCATTGAGAAAAAAGCAGATGAACTTCTGAAAAATAACCCCAACATGACCCGTGCGCAGGCAATCGATAAAGCATGCGAACTTAACCCTGAACTTGTTGAGGCATACGAAAAATCCAGAAAATAAGAAAGGAGAGAGCTGAACGATGTACATCAATTCAGGAATCAATTCCAGCCCGACAATAGCTGAAAAGGCTGGAGCTGCACTCAACAATGCGGCATGTTTGGCCGCAAAATATGATGGCAATGGAAATGTTGTTTTAGCCGGTGCCGGTAATCATGCTGCAGGCATATTGATACCGGAAACACCAGATGCAGTGGCACTGGAAGATACGTTGACTTTGCAGGTAAAAGACATCGGATATTGGAAAGCCGGTGCTGCATTTACAAAAGGCACAGAGCTTACACCTGATGCAAACGGCAAAGCAGTTGCTGCTGTCGCAGGAAACTTTATCCTCGCTGTGGCACTCGAAGAGGCTACAGCTGCTGATCAGATTGTTAAAGTTCAGATTATAAAAGCGGGATATAAACCGGCTTAATTAAACCACTAGGAAGGGAGAGAACTTGAATGTTTGAAAGAAATACAGTAGCAGGCATCCAGGCCCAGCTTGCAAAGGGGTGGAAGCCTAATCAGTACCTCAGCAATATGAGCATGGCATATTTCCAGCAGGACAGTGACTATGTCGCACCGGCAATATTCCCGATTTGTCCTGTTGACCTTGCAACATCATATTACTACGTGTTCAGCAAGGCTGACCTTGCCAGAGACAATGTAGCGAGAAAACCTAAATACGGAAAAGTTACACCGGCGATAATGGGCCAGACCGACAATACCTATAAGTGCGAAGTAGACCAGGTAATTGTCGGAATCGATCAGATAGAGCAGCTGAACTACCAGAGAAGCAGAGCAGTTGGAGTGGCAGATCCAAGAAGAGCAAAAGTCAGATTTGCTACCGAGCAGATGAAGCTTCATATGGATGTTCTGTTTGCACGAGGATTTTTCAAGACTGGTGTCTGGACACAGCAGCGGCAGGGTGTAGTAAGCAATCCCGGCAGCAATCAATTTATTAAATTCAGCGACATAAACAGCGACCCTATTCAGTTTTTTGACGACCTCTGCACTGAGATAAAGAGAAACGGAAGAAGAAGGCCCAATAGGCTGGCACTTGGTGCAAACACATGGAAAGCACTTAAAAACCATCCTGACATTGTGGAGAGAGTTAAATACACTGGCACCACTGCAAACCCCGCAGTAGTAACCACACAAGCTCTGGCAGCAATCCTGCAGCTTGAAAAAGTTGTAGTGCTTGAAAGCACTTATAACGCTGGCAAGCTCGGAGAGGAAGACATGCAGTTTATATGCGACCCTAACGCGGCGCTTCTCTGTTATGCAACCAATACTCCGGCAATTGATGAACCTTCAGCTGGTTACATCTTTGCATGGGATATGCTCGGCAATGGTCAGTACATCGCTATGGACCAGTGGGAAGGCGAACCCGGTACCCATTCCGAATTTGTAGAAGGTTTGTGCGCATACGACATGAAGAAAACTGCTGACGACCTGGCCGTATTCCTCTATGACTGCGTATAAACGTAGACGGGAGGGATGACGCTTGAAGGGTTATGTAGCAAAAAAGAGATGCACAATCGGTGGGGTTGTCTACAATGTAGGCGACCCCATACCATTTGACGTAGTAATGCCTAGCAGGGTAGGGAGTCTTAAAGCAGCCAATATTATAGCCGAGGTTAACATCCCGGAAACTGGTGACGTGGAGACATCAAACTATATTGCACAGATCCAAGATAATAAATCAAGTAATATAACCATTCCAATAATCAAAGATGGAGAGACGATGCAAATTACTCTTTCGCCAGAGGAGATAGCGGAAGGTGTACGTATCCTGCAGGTAAGTGTAGAAGAATTGGAGAAGGCTGTAAAAGACATCGATAATATGGACCTGCTTATATTTGTCGACAGGTTAGAGACCAGAAAAACAGCAAAACAAGCAATAAAAGAAAGGGCTGAAAGACTTATGGCTCCCGAAGAGCAAAATGACGGCAGCCAGCAAAGTGAAGGAATCGATGAAGCAGGAAAAGGTGATGCCTGATGCCACAGTTAACATACACATATGACCCTGGGCAGATAAGCACTAGCAAAAAAGACAGGATGAGGTTTGAACTTGGCGATACTGCAGTAGAAGGTGGAGCGGAAACATGTGCATTGTCCGATGAGGAAATTAATGCCGTGCTTTCGCTCTACCCTAACCGATGGAAAATGGTAAAATTCAAATTGATTGAGTCGGTTTACATGCGTTTTGCATCGGAGATTGATACTCGGGTAGGTCCACTTTCCTTGAATTTGCAGGATAGAGCTGATCATTGGAAAAAGCTATATGACAATATGAAAAAAGAGGTTTCCGGTCTTGCAGCACCATCAGTCAATCCTTCTGCACTTGGAGAAGGCGCGGTAGATGGAGGACATTATTTCTATTCAGGCATGATGTCAAATCCAAGAACCGGCCTGCCGGAATAAAGGAGGCATAATTGGGTGTATTTCAAAACAGCGCAGATATGGAAAACATTTAAGATAGAACGCAAGATTGGATCCGATATTAACTCCAGAGGACGCCAAGTGCGGAAATATGATAACCAGGAGCAGATAACACTGCGCGGAGCGTTGGCCGAAGCAAGCGAAATTGATATCGAAAGGTATAAGCAACTGCAGCATAAGGTGACACACACCATTGTTCAAAAAGGGAAGCCTATAGCAGACAGAGAAGATGTCTTGATATTGGAACTACCAGAAGGGAAAGTCCAGAAGTTTTATGTGCATGATGTGGAAAATCCGGGCAATCTTCAAAGCGGCATAGGCTCTTTCACTTTATACCAGGTTGAGGAAAGAAGGGATACCTGATGCCAAAACAACAAAAGAAGGTGAGTTATGAAATTGTAATCAAATGCGAGAAGCTTCTTGATACAGTGGAACATGAAGCGGTATCCCGCTCTTTCCAAGCAAGTAATGAATTAAGAAATGCAGCGCAACTTGTGCTCCGAGGACAACGTACTGGCAGAAGATATAGAATGCCTTATACAGGAACTGGGCAGAAAGTCACTAAAACCGGAAAAATACGAAAAAGAAAACCCCGGTATTACACAGCTTCCGCGCCAGGTGAACCGCCTGCAAATAGAACTGGGGCATTCAGAGAGAGCTGGCAACCAGCACCACGAGCAATCAAAAAGGGGGAGCGGTTTGTTGCATATGCGGCAATAGGGTCAGATATAAAAGTCAAAAAAGGGCAAGGGCGCTTTCTTGGTGACCTTTTGGAGTATGGGTCAGAGGACGGAAGAATAAAGCCAAGACCATACAAGCAGAAGATAATAGAAAGGGCGCGACCGGCAATAAAGAGGATATATCAAGCACCTTACGTTACATAAAGTTTGATGGAGGGAGCAATAATGCCAAACTTTGAAGAATTGATTTATCAGCGCTTAACCCAGGACCAGCAACTAACAAGCTTGCTGGCAAAATTCAAAACACTTCCGGCAGTATTTGAAATGCAGGCGCCATCAGATGCAGACAAAGGGTGGAGCGGCAAACAATACCCACGTGTGAATTATTCTGTGGATAAACAGGAAAACCCAGAACGTAAGGTGAGCGGTACGGTAGTGCTTGATGTTTTAACAACAACAGACCAGGAAGCAGGCCCGGAGGTAGTGGAAGCAAGGATAAAAGACTTACTGTCAAATAACTTTTTTGAACCCGACAGTGAGCCGGTTATCGCATTGGTTTGGAATCAGACGAATGCATTTCAAGAGGACGGCGGCAATGATGAGCTTGTAATAGGGGCAACAATTACGTTTGATATGCTGGCGTTCCCAGTACAGACTACAGCAGAACCAGATCCAATAAGCGCCTTTATAAACTGGACGACGAGCAAGTATCCAGGAGTGCACCTTTTTAATACTGTTCCCCAGCCACCTTACATTTGGACGCCATCTGCATCACAGCCTGCTATTTATTGGAGATTGGCGGGCACAAAAATGGAGATACAGACAAATGCTGTGATATGGATGAATGCAACTATAGCATGTCATGTATTCGCTCCAGCTCCAAGCGACAGGCTGCCATGGATTAAAAATATTACCGAAAGCCTGGCGATGGAAGAGAGGGTGTATCTTGGAGACATGTCGCCAATGTTTATCCGCAACATTTCTGCTGATAGCAATCGGGACCCTTTGAGAGAGGGGCAAATCACAATTACTACAAGGTACGGCATATTAAGATCAAAACCATCAGCTGAACCGCTGAATAATGTCAATTATAATGGAGCAATGCCATAATGGGAGGTGTTAAAAGTGAAGAAACAAACAAATATTGATGAAACATTAGTAACATCAGAAGAGGCATCTGCACCAGTGGAGGCAATCTATAGCAAAGAGGAATTAATGGCAGCAGCAGAATCAGTGTTTGGCGTAAAACCTGAATGTGTAGCTGCAGCAATGAGAATAGCCGGAAAAACCGAAATGACAAAATCGGAAGCAGAGGCAGCTATCAAGAAATTTATGAGCAAGGAGGTTAAATAACCATGGGTGCATTTTTCACTGTGGGAGAACAAAAAATCAGACCGGGCACATACATAAGATACGAAAACACCGGTACACCGGCGGAAGTGGCAATAACCAATGGTGTATGTGCCGCAGTTTTTAAGGCAAACTGGGGACCACTTGGAGTAGCGATTGACATCGAGAACCTGACTGATGTCGAAACTTACTTTGGTTCAGCGCTTACGGTTGACATTATCAAAGAAATACTGAAATCTGGTGTGAAAGTGAAAGCTGTAAGGCTTGGAAGCGGCGGAACCAAAGGAACCTATACGCTTAAGGATACCGCAGGAACTCCTGCTGATGTAATCAGGATTGATTGTAAATATCCAGGCTCAAGAGCGCTATCTCTGACACTACGCGATAGTTTGACGGATTCAGAGAAACGTGAATTGCTGATTCTAGAAGGGACAGCTGTTAAGCAAAAAATAGAGTTTGCAAAAGGCGAAAACGAAGTAGATGCACTTGTTGATGCCGTAGCAGAATCAGGGAGCAACTGGATTACAGCAACTAAACTAGCAGCAGGAAATGGCATACTGGCTACATTGACCCAGCAGGCAATCACACCGGGAACTGACCCGAATATTACAAATTCAGATTACAGTAACGCATTCAATGTTCTTGAATCACAGAAATGGAATGTACTGGCTGTTGATACTGATGATACAGAGGTACATATCTTAATGCAGGGATTTATATCAAGAGTGTTCAGTGAAGGTAAGCTGGTAATGGGTGTTGTTGGAGAGCCTACCAGTGTCGCATTTGCAACAAGAAAAACAAATGCAGCAGCACTTAACGATTTCTGCATGATTTATGTGCTAAACGGATTTATTGATTCAACAGGTGCCGTTTACGAAGGATATAAAGCAGCCGCAAGGGTAGCAGGTATGATAGCAGCGGCACCTTCTAACAACAGTCTAACGCACAAAGTAATAAGCGGAGCTGTAGCCTTGAAAGAAACACTAACCAATCCGCAAATAGAGCAGGCTCTCCAGAGCGGAGCGATCGTGTTTACAACCAACAGTAATGGTCAGGTGCAGATTGAATACGGAATAAATACTCTCGTTACCACGAGCGCAAACCAGGATGCAGGATGGAAGAAAATCCGCCGTGTAAAGACCAGGTTTGAGCTTATGGAAAGAATCACTGCCGCTACCGAACAATTAATCGGAAATGTAGACAACGATAATGACGGTAGAGCAACCATAATGGCTGCCGCTCAGGGGATTATCAACAAAATGGCAGCCGAAGGTAAGCTGCTTCCCGGAGGAACCATAGAAGTGGATCCAAATAATCCGCCAGTTGGAGATAGCGCATGGTTTAAGATATCCGTAGACGATCTGGATAGTGCCGAAAAACTGTATTTCACATTTGGATTCAGGTTTGCACCTGAAACAAATTCATAAGGAGGGGTAAGTGATGGCAAAGGAAAAGCTTGATCCCAGGAATATTCTTACCGGGAAAGATGGCGAACTATACGATGACCAGGGCAACTTTCTGGCCATGGTGAATACATTTCAGGCTCAGGTCAATATAATAAACGTTGACTACAGGCCGGCTGGGGAAGCGATAAGTGTAGCCGTATTTGATAGTTATACGGTGACATTGACCTTTACTGAAACTGTGATAAAAGACGCTATCCTGTTGAAGAAACTCGTAGATTCTATAAGGAATAAGAAACAGCTCGAGGCTAACTTCCAAGGAGTCATAAGGGGCCATGATGGCACTGAATCAAGGCAGATATTCAGGGCTTGCGTTCCCGATGGTTCTATAGATCTCGCCAACATTCAACCAGGAGACGTTATAAACAGGGCTTGGAGTTGGAGATGTAATGAGCCGCCTGAACTGCAGTCGCTACTCGGCGGGAATTAACTTAAATAATAAAATTCAAAGGAGGTAAGTGTTTAATGGATGAGATGAACATTAATAATCTTGAAAGTGACGAAATCACAAAGGAAGAAATCTTGCTTTCCGAAGAGGATATATTAAAAGGCATACTGGAGTGTGCGGAGGACAAGACCGCAGACGACAGCTATACCTGGATTGAAGTAAGAAAGCAGGAGATAAACGGGAAAAAGTACCGCAGAGTTGTCAAGTACGATGATACCCCGTTGCCCATTGAAAAGAATGAGAAGATTCTCATCAGATTCAGAGTTAGGGGTCTCGACGAGTCTGAATACCACAAGTGTCGTGATGACGCGACAAGGTATGTAAGAAATAAAAACCTTGGTGGTTTGAAAATGCCAGAGGAAACAAATACCGTAAGGTTCCATGATCTGATGATATACACAGCAACTCACCCAGAGGACAAGAAAACTGTCTGGGACAATAAAGCAGCATGGAAACAACTCGGTATTATAACAGGCGTTGATATGGTCAATAAAGCTCTGCTGGCCGGAGAGAAGGATGCCATTATAGAGATCATCGATAACAAATCTGGCTACGATTCCAGCCTTGAAGAAGTAGTAAAAAAGTAATCGAGGCAGGCGGTCGGGGATATTTGCTGCACCAGATATTTCAGAGAACCGGCCGCACGCCGGATGAAATTATGTACAAACCGCCAGGAATAAAAGCCTTCTGTTTTGCTTCCATGAGGGTGCAGTTGGAACAGGAGGAGAAAGAATATAACCAGCAAAGCAGTTATTAAGGGAGGTGAGCGCTGGTGACCGACGGAGAGATATACAGGATAGAGATACCGGTTGAGGTGCAGGACCAGACTGAGCCAGCACTCGGTCAGGCCCAACAGAAGATAAGCAAATTTGAAGAGCGCATGCAAAAAACCGAAGAGCGAATACAAAGGATGAATAAAACAAGGCTGCAGCTATTAATGAGCGCAATTGACAAGGCATCTGGGGTTATAGATTACATTGGCGCTAAAGCCAGAACGCTCATAAAAAAACCTTGGCAAATGACAGTACATGTAATTGATATGGCCACCAGACCCTTGAGGTCTATTTTTAATTTTGCAACATCGATACAGGGTATTATAACCGGGATAATAGCAGGAGCTGCAGCGCAAAAATTAGTAGCAGGTCCTATGGCGCTTGCGGATTCTCTCGCTCAAGCCGAGGTCGGGTTTGAGACTATGCTCGGCAGCGCAGAGAAGGCTAAAAAGATGATGACAGATATCAAACAATTTGCCATAAAAACACCGTTTGAGACGAATGAAATTATAGACCAGACCCAAAGGATGATGGCAATGGGATGGGCAGCAGAAGATGTTCTACGGGACATGGAACGCATAGGAAACGCTGCAGCAGCTACAGGCAAAGGGGCTCTTGGGATGGACCGCGTAATACTGGCGTTAGGTCAAATCCGAATGAAAGGTAAGCTTTCAGCGGAGGAACTTAACCAGCTGGCGGAAGCAGGAATCAGGGCAAGAGAGTATATCGCTAAAGGGCTTGGCGTTGATATTCCTACGGCCATGAGTATGGCGGAAAAAGGTATGATTGACGCAAATAAAGCCATCGATATGATCCTTAAGGGTATGGATGAATTTGACGGACAAATGGATAAAACAGCCAATAGGACTGTCAAGGGTCTAATTAGCCAGATTAAGGATGCATTCAGCGTTAGCGTTTTTGAAAGATGGGGCAAAGGACTTCAGCGTGGAGCGATTTCAGGGCTTGTAAAATTCAACGATTGGATAAGCAATAACCGAAGCACTCTGGATAAGTGGGGAGAAAGCCTGGAGAAAATCGGAGAAACCATAAGCACTGCAATAGTTAATAAACTGGATAGCTTATCGAGACGTGCAAATGATGTATTTAACAGCGATGCTTTCAAAAATGTAACACGTTTGTCGGACAAAATCAAAATTGCATGGGATAAAATCGTTGCAGAACCATTTCAGGAATGGTGGAATGGACCAGGACAGAAAAAAATTACAGCTATGGCTGAAAGTATAGGTCGTGCTCTTGGTGGAGGTATAGGTGGCTTCATAATGTCCGCGCTGGGAGTTGCTAGCGATCCTAAAAAGTTGGCAAAAGAATCTCCGTTTTTGAGTGCAGGGGCTACTGCAGGAAAGGCATTTCTTGATGCATTTCTCGAAGCATTCGATGCTCAAAAGATAGCGCAAAAGGCTGTTGATGCATTTAAATCACTCATTAAAGATGCTGGAAAATTTATGCCTGGAGGAGAGAAGCCATCATCTACAAGCTGGATATCAGCAGCATTAGTGTCAATCCTTGGGTGGAAACTCGGAGGGAAAACACTTATAACGAAAGGGTTACCCAAAATTGGTAAGTTTTTATTCAAAAATGCCAACAAAGTCGATGATGTGGTGAAAGCGACGAAAGCAGCAGGAGTAGCTGCCGATGCGACACCAACTGCAGCCAAAGCAGTAAAAAGTATTCCGATTTTTGGTGCAAATGGCCAAGTTATTAAGACAGTGGTACAAAATGCGGATGAAGCTGCCAAAGTAGCAGAAGTAGCAGGCACAATAAGCAAATCTACCAAGGGAGTAGGATTATTAGGCAAGCTGGGTAGCGTGAGTAAATATCTTAGCAAAGTAGGGAAAGGCATAAAGGGCATTCCGATAGTAGGAACAGCCCTTGGTCTTTTAGGAAGTGGAGTTACCGTAGCGACTGCATCACCTGAGAACCGAGGAAGAGAGGTAGCTGGAGAAGCTGGTAGTTGGATCGGATCTTTGGGAGCAGGAGCAGCAGCAGGCGCCTTGGTTGGTACTCTTGGAGGAGGTCCAATAGGAACAGCAATAGGAGCAGCAGTAGGTGGCATTGGTGGAGCTATTGGAGGAGAGGCATTCACTGAATGGCTATATGACCAAAAAGACGCAATAGCGCAATGGGGAAGCGATGTCGGTAAATGGTTCGGAGATACGTGGTCAGGAATAAAACAAGGAGCTAGCGATGCCGGTCAATGGATAGGATCTAGGTTCAATGACGCAAAATCTTGGGTTCAGGATAAATGGAGTAGCGTAAGTACATGGTTCAGTGACAATGTTGGAACTCCAATAAAGAATGGTTTTATAAATGCTACAAACTTTACTGTCGGGCTTTTTGACATGGCAAGGGAAGGAATATCCAATGCCATGTCTCCTATTGTCGGTTGGCTGGATACTAATGTATGGCAGCCAATTAAAGGAGCTACGCAAGATGTCGCAAACTGGATAGGTCAAAAATGGGATGAAGCCAAGACATGGGCACAGAATACCTGGTCAACAGTCGCAGGATGGTTCGATGAAAACGTCTGGACCCCTGCTAAAAACGCAGCAGCTGCAGCTGGCAGCTGGATAGGACAAAAACTTGACGAAGCTAAACTGTGGGCACAGAATGCATGGTCAAGCGTTACAGGCTGGTTTGATGAGAATGTATGGGTTCCAGTTAAAAGTGCAGCAGAAAGCGTAGGAAATTGGATAGGCGAGAAATGGAACAATGCCAAGACATGGGTGCAGGAGGCATGGGGTACAGCAAGCTCTTGGCTGGATGAGAATGTGTGGTCACCTGTTAAGGATGGAGCTAAAGCTGCAGCAGATTGGATAAGCGATAAATTCAGCAAAGCAAAGTCCTGGGTTCAGGAAAAGTGGAGTGGCTTCACAGGATGGTTCAAACAAAATATTGCACAACCAGTCAGCGATTTTGTAAGCAGTGCAACTGAAAGAGGCTCCAAAATTACTGGCCTTAAAGCACATGCTGCCGGGGGAATAATGACTACTCCACATGTCGGCCTTGTTGCTGAAGCAGGACCGGAGGCAATTATACCACTTAGTCCAAGCAGGAGAAGCAGAGGATTGACTCTTTGGCAGAAGGTAGGAGAAATACTTGGAGCAAGACCATATGCCGAAGGAGGAATTCTCGGTCAGATTAACTCGGCAATAGCAGGAAGAATATCAAAAGATGAAACTGAAAGTGATAAGACATTCACACCACGACCGGCAGGAGTGCATGCAACTAAAGCAAAATCCCATATATTAATATCTGTCCAGTCAACACCTGCACCTGTATTTAGAATCGAAACTGCCCAGGATGGAAAGAGTGTGATAGAGGTTATCCGCTCTAATATTCAGACCATAACTGACGAATTAAGCGACGAAATGGCAGAAAAACTTATTCGCATATTCCAAAACATGCCGGAAGTGGAGGGAGTATAAATGGATTTCTATCTTACAGAAATTGAACATAATGAGCGAATACACTTCCCTATGAACCCGGAAACCGTGTCGTTGTCAACCGGAGCCAATATGCAAAGCTATGAAATAATGCAGCTAGGCGAAATCCGAATACCAGCAGGGAACCGACTTGAGCAAATATCGTGGGAAGGAAAGCTACCGGGGAAAGGCAGAAGTGAAATGTCATTTGTAAAGTCTTGGCGCGATCCGTCGGAAATTTATTCTTTACTTAAAAAATACAAGGAGACCGGCGTTAAGCTGCGTCTCCTTATCACAGAAACACCTATAAATATCGATGTTTATATCGAAGAGATTAAGCTGACTTTTGGAAGCGCCATGGGGGATTACAATTACCAGATATCTTTGGTTGAGGCAAAAGACTTAAAAATATATACAGTCGATGAATTAAGCATCAGTAACAACAATAAGAGAAATACCGGTACAAAACCAAGACCGGAACCCCCACCGCAGAAGACTTATATTGTTAAACCCGGAGATAGCTTATGGAAGATAGCGCAAAAAACCCTTGGAAATGGAAATCGGTACATGGAAATATTCAATGCAAGCAAACCGCCTCTCGGCAGTAACCCCAGCCTAATATACCCGGGCCAGGTTTTAACGATTCCGGTGTGAGGTGGGCAGTATGATTGATGTAAAGAAAATCAAATATGATGCAATTCTATTAACTGCCGAAGGAAGAAAACTGCGCATTACAGAATTGCTACAGAGCTTGACGTGGGAAGAAAACCAGAGCGAACTAGCTCAAAGAGCATCTATGGTATTCAGGAACATACCATATGCAGGAACATATCTTTGTGGCTTGGCTAAACTCGGTGCACAGCTTTATATATTTTCTGATTGGGGAGCAGGGATGCAGGAAGTATTTAGAGGGACTATTTGGGACTGGGATTATAAAAGCTCAGCCAAAAAAGATCTCACGTTAATCGTTTATGATAACCTGGTGTACATGCAAAAATCAAAGGACAACAAACTATACAGTGCTGGGACCAGCAGCAAAACTATTATTCTTGACATATTTGAGACGTGGGGTATACCAATTAACACATACCAGGGCCCGGATGTCGCTCTTGGCAAAAAGGTGTTCAGAAACCGATATATAAGCGACATGATATTTGAAACTTTGGATGATGCGAAGAAGAGAGGTGCTGGGAGGTTTGTAGTAAGAGGTGTTAAAGGCAATGTTCAAATTCTTCCCAGAGGCAGCAACCAGAGCGTATATCACTTTGGAGCAGACAGCAACACGATAATGACCGGAGATAAGCTTTCCATGGATGACCTGATAACAAGAGTAAAGATTATAGGTAAAGAGGATAGCGAAGGGCGGGCACCTGTAGAAGCCGTTCTGGACGGCAAAACAGAATTCGGAATACTGCAGGAGATATATCATAGGGACCAAGAGGATAGCCTGGCAGCAGCTAAACAGGCAGCTCAGGAAATCTTGAATGAAAGAGGAAC